CTAATGTATCCTGATAAAGATTTTAATTCAACAGAATTCCCCAATAATGAATATTCATCAAAAGATAATTGTTTATCTTATGATGCATTGAGAGAATATTTGATATCTAAGAATTATTTTAAATCATGAAAATTGTAATATTTGGTAGCAGTGGAATGCTGGGAACCTATTGTGTAAAATATTTTGAACAACAAGGTTATAATGTTTTCGGTGTCGAAAAAAAGATGCTAGATCTAACATCGTCCGATACTGAGATATTAAATTTTTTATCATCAAATGTGTCTAGCAATGATATTATCATAAATGCCGCTGGGGTAATAAAACAAAGAAATATAAATGTTGACGATATGTATAAAGTCAATACCTTATTTCCTCATATTTTATCCCAATTTAAAATAAATAAAGGGTGTAACGTGATACATATCACAACTGATTGTGTTTTCAGTGGAAAACAAGGTTATTATGATGAAATATCCTTACACGATTGTGAAGACGATTATGGTAAATCTAAATCACTTGGCGAAGCGCCCAATCTTAGTATTATCAGAACTTCTATTATTGGTGAAGAAATTAATAATAAATTATCACTAATCGAATGGTGTAAGTCTAAACACGGGCAATCAGTTCATGGATTTGTTGATCATTATTGGAATGGAGTAACATGTTTAGAATTATGCAAAAAGATAAACTTATTTATAAAAAATGAAGATTTTTGGACAGGTGTTAGAATTATACACTCGCCTGAAATTGTATCAAAATATAATTTAATTAATATGATTTCGGATGTATTTTGTTTACATATAATGGTAATACCAAAAATAGCTGGTAAATGTTACCGAAACTTAAAAAATGGAATATTTACCACTCAATTAAAAGAACAGTTAAAAGAATTAAAAGAATTTAATATATATGAATAATTGTTATGTGAATGTTGCAGGTGGTTTAGGTAACCAAATTTTTATGATCGCTGCTGGATACGCATATGCTAAACGATATGGTAAAAATTTGATTATTAACGATCTAGACTGGAGCGCTGCGCAGGGAAATCCTCCCTCGATGTATAAATCCACAATTTTTAAAAATTTCGAATTTGGTGGAATTCAATCCACCCCGACTCTTATTGCCGAAAAACGAGAGGATTATGATGAATTGCCATATGTTGATGGTGATGTCGTATTGTCTGGCTATTTTCAATCATTAAAATATTTTGAAGATTGTAAAGATGAATTTATAAATTTATTAGAACTTCCAAAAATATCACCAGTTATGGATAAAGTCGCTTTTCATATTAGAAGAGGTGATTATTTAAAATATGCTCACATACATTATGTTTGCGATACAACATATTTCGAAAAACAATTTAAGCGTTTTAAGTCAAAATATGTTGACGTGTTTACGGACTCACCTGATTATGTTCGAGATGAATTCCAACATCGTGAGTTAAACATTATAACTGGCAATACAGAATTAGAAGATCTTGCGCTAATATCGCAATACGATAAAATTATTTGTAGTAACTCCTCATTTTCTTGGTGGGCGAGTTTGCTAGGTGCAAAAAAGAAAGAAATTATTGTCCCTGATGTTTGGTTAATCGGGCGAGACTTTTCGGATATATATAGACCAGACATGACAATTGTAACAACATTTGAGTGATGAATAATATTAAAAATACAAAATGTTATATTGATTTGATGGGTGGTGTTGCCAATCAAATCTTTCAATCTGCGGTTGGATATGCATATTCCAAAAAATATGATAAGGATTTGATATTAAATGTTTCGAGATGGCATGCATTACAAGGAAACCATCCATTAACATATATGGATGGAATATTCAAAAATTTTAAATATGGCTTGGCATCCTATGACACACCAATTTATCGCGAAAAAAGATTTGGATATGATGAAATCCCCGAATTTGATAGTAATATCAATTTGAATGGATACTTCCAAACAATGAAGTATTTTGAAGAATATAAAGATGATTTTATATCGCAATTATGTTTACCAAATGTTCCAGTTGATAATAAAAATTTTGGCAAAATAGAAGTTGGTATACATATTAGACGAGGTGATTATATGAAATTCGCCGAAAGATTACATGTCTGTAATACTGCCTACTTTAGACATTTTTTTGAAAAATATAAAGATTGTGATATTAAAGTATTCACTGATAGTAAACAAGCAGTGAGACAAGAATTTTCAGAATATAATTTCGAAATAATTTCTTTGAATACAGATATTGAAGAGTTGACACGTATGAGTATGTGTGATATTATTATTGGCAGCAATTCTACATTCTCATGGTGGGCATCTTTGATAGGTAAAAAAGAATGTTACTTCCCATCAGTATGGTTTGCTGATTTACCACATCGATATTATCAAGATATATATCGTAATGATATGAATATTTTTTATGTTTAATACTATCAACAATTTATTATACGAAGATAAAGGAGAAATCACTAATGAACTATTGGATGAATTTTCACCTTATATGACAACTCGTTATTTGAGCTTCTACAGTCCTGAGCTATTACATTATGCCAATAACACTTTGAATAAGTATACCCAAATATTTGATAATGACGATGATAAATTTTTATTCTATAGAAATATAATTCCCAAATTAAAGAAGAAAAAAATCAAATATATTTCTAAAAAGAAAAAAATAACTGTTGACATTTAAAATACATCAATAAATATTATCATGTCTATATCTATTGATGTATTAGCTCCTCAAAAATCACATATTGATCTCAGTGATGGCTCACTTCCGAGTGACTTTGGTTTGGATGATTATGTATTGTCTAAATTATATGATGATGCCGTATTGGTTGAATATTGTGATCTTCACACTGGTGAAGAAGGTGGTGATTATATTTTAAGGGGTGGTATCGCAGTGCCAGTGTCTCAAATCCATAACGCATGGCGCAAGGGTAAAGTCATCCTAAAAGGTCCAAATGTTCGTTATACTGAAATTGGCGACATTGTGGTGTTCCCTAATAATATGGGAATTCCTATTACCAATCTGCAAGTAAAAGATCATGGTAGAATTAAGAACGGTTTGTTCTTGAATGAGCAGCGCATGTTTGGCGTTTGTGAAATAAATGCTTCAAAAGATAACTAGATTGGGTCTCCTACGGATGCTCAATAGAAACGTATGTGATATATTGATAGTTCGTAGACGACCAGAACGCGCTCCGAATAGACCACTATTACGGCAGATGCTCTGTACCAATAGTCCAGAGATTCTTCGGTCTGAAAACGGATTAAGGGTATTGAACTACCGTGGTTCTTTTGTGCCTAAGAAAATTGATGATCGAAAACATAATTTGTTAGTCACTTGGGACATCATGATGCAAGATTATCGTAATGTAAATATGGATGAATGTTATTTGATGCAAAAAATACCCGCCGATGATAGATTTTGGGAGTATTTTAACGAATCAATACTAACACTCAGCCCTCAAGAAAAAATGAGGTATATGGATCTTGATAACGTACTTGACACATGGATAGGGTAGAAAAATATTTAAAAAATATGATTTTTCGTGAAATATCTTTTGTCTTAAATGACAAAACGATAAAACAAGGAAAAATACATATGTTTAACGTGAAACAAAATTTCATCAAATTCAAAATAGAAATGGATGGTGAAATGAAAGAATGGGAGATTTCGTATCCATATAATGTGAAATACTCAAACGATGGTTATATTTTTGATTATTCATTAAGCGCATTTTGCCCAAGAACTGAGGAATCTTATTGGAAAATGATGACCATGAAAAAAAGCGATTCTTCAAAATTCTTCAATAATTATTTATTTGTCTTGACATCTTGAAATATTATAGTATGCTGCTCTTTAGCGACATGATATAGTCGCAACGCAGAACTATGAACAATCTAATATTCAAATTTCCAGAGGGATACCAACCACGAGAAAAACAATCATATGCATTGAATGAAATTGAAAAGGCATTCAATAATGGCAAAAAATTTGTAATCGTTCATGCTGATACGGGTGCTGGAAAAACACATATTGCCAAAACTCTTGGTAATGCATCCAAAGAAATTCCTGAAGATTTTGTATCTTATGTAAACAGATACACCATATTCGGTGAAAATGGTGAACAATTGATGTCTAATTTTAAATCGTTTGGATGTTATGCCCTCACGATTACTAAGTCTCTCCAAGACCAATATCAAAACACATTCAATGATAGTGGCTTATTGAAAGGTAAGGGTAATTATCAATGTGGTATTGATGACACATTATCTGTTGATGTTGCGCCTTGCATTCATAGTCAACGACAACGCGATGAATGTTGGGCAGTTAACCGTTGTCCATATTACAATGAACGTAATAGAATGCTGACTTCCAAATTCTCAACACTGAATTACAGCATGTTCTTTTCATTACCGTCTCATTTGAAAAGAAGGGAAATCATGGTTTGTGATGAGGGATCTGAATTAGAAGAACAATTGGTATCTCAATTTACTTCAGAAATCGATATTACATTTCTTATGAAGACGCAGACTTTAGTATCTTCATTACCAAATGATATTACCAACAAAATTAAAATTCTTTCATGGATCGAAGGACTGATAGTCAATGTTAATAAATCCGTGGAAAGTTATAAGTCATGGTTTTCTGAAAATGATCACAAAAAAGACATTATCACGTTTAATAAGAAAAAAGGTGAGTATACTAAACTGTCAAACCTTCAAAATTCTTTAGGTCTTTTACATGAAACATTTTACGAAAGTGAATATATTATAGAAAGATTGGATTCGAAAATTCGTTTCATTCCGCTCAAAGTCGATGTTTTGTCCAAACATTTGTTCCGACATGCTGAAAAGGTTGTTATACTTTCTGCTACTATTATCGATGTTCCAGCTTATTGTAAATCTTTAGGTATTACTGATTATGAATATATTCATATACCATCTGATTTTAATCCTGAGAAATCGCCGATTTATATCATGGCTGAACAGAAATTGAATAATAAAAATCTTAAGGATATGTTGCCTAAATTGATGAAACAGATTCGTGGTATTCTCGACAATCATCCAAATGAAAAAGGTATTATCCATACTCATACTCAATATTTGACTGATTATATCCGAGATAATATAAAATCTAATCGATTACTCGTCAGGGAAGCAGGTGTTAATAATGAACAACTTTTGGAAATGCATGAAAATAGTGATCACCCCACTGTTTTGGTTTCACCATCCATGACGTATGGTGTTGATTTAAAAGATGATTTATCGAGATTTCAAATTATATTGAAAGCACCGTGGCCCCCTGTTAAAGATGTTCGGGTTGAAAAACTAATGAAAATTGATAAGAATTGGTATTCAAATGCGATGTTCAAGACACTTGTTCAAGCGTGTGGTAGAAGCGTAAGAAATGAAAATGATTATTGTGATACTTATATCCTTGACGGCAGCATTTATGATGCTATGATTAGAAACGGAAAAAATCTCCCCAAATTCTTTATCGAACGATTCAATTAAAAATATGATTAATAATATACAAGAAATACTAAAATGTCTCGACAATATTTATTGGGTCGATGATGTAAAACCCTTTACTATTCAATCGGAATATCCATCCTTATTTGAACAAAAGTATGGTAATTTATCATCGACATCGATACATATAAAAAATTATTCGATATCTGAAAAGTATATCCATAGATTGCATGAGTTTCTTAAAAAGCATGCGTTTAATACTGTCCGACAATATAACATTCATGAATATGAACTCGGACATTATTTTAATGATGATTTTTCAATGTTGATATCAATATCTATCAATCCTTCTCCTGTCCCTGATAATCTTATTATACCCTTTGAATTTGATACTCCTCGTGATTCAGAAGGTATACTTATTGTCTTTACTCCACTATTGGAAAATAAAGATAAAATTTTAAATTTCTTGAATGAATTTTTAAATTTGGATATTATATTTGAATATTCTACTCAAAAAGAGTTTTATATGATTTCGCAAAATAGCCAAGGGTTGACTAAATTAAAAACATCATTCAACGATATTCCAATTCTAGATGATAGATACGATTTGTATTATGGTGATAAGTTTCCATATGATAAAATGTTGAACTTTGTTACATCAGATGATACTGAAAATCTACTACTATTACACGGTTTACCAGGCACTGGAAAATCCAATTTTATTAAAAATTTGATTACGAAATGTAAATATGATGTTATCTATATTCCACCCTCTATGGTCTCTGTGATCTCGCAGCCATCTTTTATTTCATTCATGTTGGACAATCAAGGTAGTGTGTTATTGATTGAAGATGCCGAAGAAATCTTATCCGTAGATAGAAATTCTGGCACACAGAACATACTTGGTATTACCGATGGATTTTTGAAAGACTCGATGAAAATGAAAATTATTTGCACATTCAATTGCGAATTAACGAAAATTGATCCAGCACTCCTTCGTAAAGGAAGATTATTCATGGAATATAAATTCGATAAACTCACTGTTTCAGAATGTCAACGATTGGCAGATCATTGCAATCTGGATATTGAAGTTGATACCGAAATGACATTGGCTGAATTATTCAATCATCAAAAAGTGACTAGTGTTGCTAACTCATTCGAAGAGCGTAAAATTGGATTCTTCTGATTGACATACGACTAAATAGTTATGTGAACGATTACTCATACTTTTTTGAAAATTCTCAACTCCTTAATCTTTTCGTATCAGCTTTCGATGATGTTTTCGTATATCGATATGATGCGAGAACTAAGGTCGATAAAGAAAAAATAGAAGTGAGATATGTCCACGGTCCGAAACATAGAGTGCTTCACTACTTGAGTGATAGAGCTAAAAGCCTAACACTTCCTGTTGTTACTATAGAACAAACAAGTCTTAGTAGGGATTCGAATCGTATACAGAATAAAGATCAATTTTTATATAGGAAACAATTAGACGCTAGTAACGGGTTGGCGAAAATACCAACCCCTATACCAGTTAATTTGGAATTATCGGTCAATATAATTTGTTACTTCAAAGAAGATCTGGATCAAATTATTCAAAATTTTGTAGTTAATTGTAATCCGTATATTATAGTATCTTGGAAATTTCCAGAAAAATTTGGCTTACCATTTTTAGACGAAATCCGTTCTGAAATTCAATGGTCTGGTAATGTAAGTTATAATAATCCAAAAGATTTATCGCCCGATACGAAATGGAGAATTTCTGCTGAAACTAGTTTTACTATCAAAGGTTGGTTATTTAAAAGTGACAATAATCCAAAACAAGCTTCAATTTATAGAATAAATGCAGATTTCCACGCACTTCCAGTAAGTGATAGATTTTGTGATTACAATCTATTTGATGCCATCAGTTCAAATGGTGTCCAAACAGAATCTCTTTCAGTCGGTGCTTACCCGCAACTTACAAATTATTTTATAAATGGTAATCCTCATGAAGGTTCATTGGTAGTATCAGATTTGAATGATAAGTTTTATGCATTCTATGGTAAAAATCTTAATTATAATAATACATGGTATCTAAGTGCTAACACATCGATACCAAAATTAACTTATGTTAAAATCGATACTGCAAAATCTCCAACCATATCTGCCTACAAACTACCTGATAATGTGATCACTACTATAGATAATAATATAGCGTCAATATCTCTCAGCGCGGATTATCTTAGTGGTTTTAATGGTAATGCCGTATTTATCACTGCGAATGAAGTTGCATGGGTAAGTTCTTATTGAAATATTAGTAATTGTCCTTAAATAATAAATATGGCTGGAGCAGATAGTTCATCTACACAATCTCAAAATAGATCATTCGTCGGAAGTGATGGGCGGGGATCTACATTTGATAGAAACGTTCAAACTTATCTCAAAAATCGTGGTGGTTATACTGAACAAAATTTAGATGAAACTAAAAACTCGAAATATAAATATTTCCAGAAAATCGGGATGCGAAAACCCGAAGCTATTGCAAGAAATTCGGTAGCACTCAATAATGATTGGAACAATACTGCATTTTCTGCGATCTATCAGGACAAGACTTTTACCGATTTGATGTATTCTCAAGCATCAGAAGAAAAACCTGGTCGTCTGAGAGATTACAGAATGATCGCGGCGTTTTCTGAAGTTTCTGATGCATTAGATGAAATCTGTGATGAAACTATCAATGTTGATGAAAACAGTGAAATCGTAACTCTCAAGTTTAAAAATACGGAATTGGATTCTGAAAAGAAAGAGGATCTACAAAAAGAGTTCTCGAAATTTGTATCGATGTTGGAATTAGATGATAATGGATGGCATTATTTTCGCCAATTTTTAGTTGAAGGTGAATTATTTTTCGAATTAATTCTGAAAGATGATTATATCAAACAAGGAGTGGTAGCGATTAAAAATCTACCTGCCGATCAATTTGATCCAGTGTATGACAACATACAAACCATGTTGGTCAAGGCTTTCATTTATAAAAAACCAATATTCTCATCTGTTGATAATAGAAAAGTTGAAAAATATGAATATATTCCTTTTGAGAAAAATCAGATTCTTTATATCAACAGTGGTCAATATAACGAGACAAAAGATTTCATAATTCCATTCGTTGAGAATTGCCGACGAGCATATAGACAATTATCAATGATCGAAGATTCTGTGGTTATTCACAGAATGGTACATGCCCCTTTGCGTTTCTTATTTAACGTGGATGTCGGCAAGCTTCCAGTCCCACAAGCAGAAGCATACCTACGCAAGCTGCAATCGCAATATTGGTCTACTAAAACTTTTGATATTGACCAAGGAGATATTGTTAAAAAATATGCGCCACAATCCACTTTGGATTCGTTTTGGTTCGCTAAAAGACAGGGACAAGATGGAACAACGGTCGAAACTTTTGGTGGACAACCATCAGATGGAAACCTTGATGTTTTGGATTGGTTTATCAAAAAGCTTTACCGTTCTTTGAAAACCCCAACTTCTCGTTTGAATAATGAGACTGGATATAGCGATGGAACTGAAATGCTTCGTGAAGAATTAAAATTTGCAAAAATGATTATTCGCCAACAGCAAAGATTTGCGCAAGGTATCAAAAGAGCATTCATCACTCATTTAAAATTCAAAGAAATGTTCGACGAATATGATTTGTTTGACGATAATTTTAGAATTGAATTTAATGTTCCAACAAATTTCTATGATATGAGGGAGAGTCAAAAACTCAATCTCAAAATAGATACGTTCAACAATATCTCAAATAATGAGTTGGTATCCACTACATTTGCTATGAAAAAGTATCTCGATTGGAAAGATTCTGACATTCTGGCAAATCGTCACTTCTTGCGAAACGAGGCTGAATTTATGTTCGAAATTGAACAAATCAAATCTAGTGGACCGAAATGGAAAGAAATGCTTGCCCAATCTTCTGAAGCTGGTGGAGAAGCTGGTGGCGGTATGGGTGGCGGTATGGGCGAATTAGGTGGCGGTGGTGGTGGTGGCGGCATGCCTCCTGATTTTAGTGGTGCTGGTGCTACGCTTGGTAGCGAACCTGGTGCTGGAGAAGAACCTGCTGAAACACCTGAAGAACCTGCTGGCGAAACCGCTCCTGAGTAATTAATGATACGGAATATGGTAGCTCTTAGCGTATTCTTTAGCGGTGTTATCTGACGGTAATATCGAACCGTGCCATAGATAATCTTTACCGCCTTCTATTGGTCCTAATGGTCTAATTTTTATGATCCATTCGCCCAAACTTTCATCTCTGGAATTTTTGAATTTTAATTTACCAGAATATTGAGACATGGTGTTTGATGAATATTGCCATCGTCTCATAAAATCGTCCAATTGTTCTTCATCTTCTACGAAATTTTTCCAATTTTGTTTTAACAATTCTTCAGATGAAGTAGAACATAAATGACAATATGATTCATTTACTTGGATATTTATTCCTTTAGATGTTGTGCGAAAGGATGGTTTTGGATTTAACCAGAACATCGATTCGATTTCAGCCTTTACAATATTCATGGTGTCTTTCATAGAACCCCCACCATTCGGAGAAATTTCATATTCAACTCTTTTAACACGATCATCCAAATTGATGACACATTGTTTTATTTCTTGTAAAGTTTCAGGAATTAAATATTTGGATTTAGAATATTCTTTGTGTTTTTTATATTTTTCAATAATATATTTTTTACTTTTGACCAGAAATACTGCAACACTTGTCATGACTCCGAAAATACCTGCAACTGCTTCCATATTTTCTGTTATAAATTTCCAAAAACTCATATTATTATTTATAAAATTTAAGCGCAGAATGTAATGCAGTTATATGCAGAATTGTAATAAAATTTCGTGCTGTTGTTAGACAAAGGAGACCAGTTCGTATCGGTTGATTTTTGACACACTACAAAATAATAATTGTTGATATTATTTGAGGTTGGGTGAGTGAAGATGGTGCTTTGACCCCAAAGAATAAAGTCGTTGGCTGACAGATATAAATATTTTGTTCCGTTGTTATTATTGGCACTCCATCCAGAAACTGTTGGAACACCACAAGATAATTGATAATAAACTGAACCATTATTGGAATCAAAAGACATATTATTATTTATCCATTTTGATATTTTCACTAAATAATGGTATGAGTTTATGCCAAATAGAGCCGATTTCAGCTTTCATGTCAACCAATCTTAATTCTAAGATAGAATGTTATCAAAGATTGGGCGAAAGAATCCTTAGAATGTTAGGACATCCGATGATTAATGTCGAGTTACATTATGATCAGTTACACGAAGCCATATCAATGGCTCTTGATATGTATACGAAATATGCTGGTTATTCGAAAGAATATTTAATTTTTGATAGCAGAATTTATAATAAAAATGAAGGTATTCGATTGGATACATTGTTCACTGTTGCAAATTCTGGATATACACCATCTGAAAAATTACAAAATAAACGTCAAGGACCTCAACCTGATTTTGAAATCACTAGACCAGAGTCATTATATATTTCCCTATCGACGATACCTAATTCTTATTTTAGTGCTTCGTCTTCTTTGAGTTCGATTGTCCCATCTGAAGGTATATCTACCATGGAAATCATAGACAAAACGACTTATGATCTATTAATTAATTTCAATCCATCGTTGAGGGTCTACTTTAAAGAATCATATCAAAAACCATTCACTGTGCAATGTGAACCACAAGAAGATGTTATGACATTTAATAATATGTTTGACTATGATGTTATGGATTATCGTAAAGTAGTTGACGTTATCACATTTGAAGAGGGATCGACAACTGGAGTTAACACCTTGTTCTCTGTAGAACAAACGATGGCTCAACAATCTTTCCATGCTTATTCTTTAGGTAATTACGGATTTGACATTTTATCGTGGCATACTGTTAAGGACTGGATTGATACGAGAGAAAAAATGTTTGCCACTCGTAGGGATATTTATTTTGATCCCAGAACACAATATCTACGATTGATACCACAACCAAGAAATACTCAATTCTATGGTCTTCTGACATGTTATGTTGAAAAACCATTGAGGGATTTGATCAAGGAAAAATGGGTATTGGAATACGCAACTGCACTTTCCAAAGTAATGTGGGGACGTATTCTTACCAAAATCACAGGAGTATCTTTACCAGGTGGTGGCTCTTTGAATGGCGATACAATATTATCTGAAGGTATTGGAGAGAAAAAAGCATTAGAAGATATGTTGATGGATGGTGGTTTCGGAGACTATGATCCTCCTCTCATGTTGGTAATGTAAAAAAACATATTGACATTTATAATATATTACTAAATACTAAAGATGAGATTGTTTAGCGAAGAGGTCAATTATACCTCGTCTAACTCCCCTCTCAACATCTTACAAGTTGAAAATTTTGATGAAATTTTCTTCGGTGTTTATGAGGTCGAGATAAACGGTAGAAAATATGTAGCAGAGAAGGTTTCCGAAGATAATGGAAACCCGATTGTTTCCATTATTGTTGAAAATGATGGGGTTTCAGCCGAACATTCTTTCGTTCTTGTAAAAGGAAAACAAGAGATATATTTCAATCCTAGTTCCGATCCTTCCGCTATCATAAACAATATTGAAGAAAGTATTGAAGAAGATGAAATAATTACTATAATCGAAGAATCATCAATTGATGATGTTGTTATAGATAATAAAAAACAACAAATTCTCGAAGAGATCAATAAAATTAAAAAAGACGCTACTAAAAAGTCTTTAGAAATTTTAGAGCAAAATAAATTAAAAAAGATTCAAGATATTAAAAATGAAAGTGCTAGAAAGCAAAAAGCACTTCAAAAAGTATTAAATGAATCTCGCGAAAATTTAGTCGAAGAATTTATTAGGGTTTCTAATAAGATTAAAAAAGAAATCATCTTTGAAAATGATGATAGATTTGATGAAATTCGTAGCGGTATTGATCTAAAAATTCAAGACATTGCTAATTCTTTGAGCGAATCATTAAAAAATGATTTCGATAATTCTTCTAAATTATTCGATACCACGATTAAGAGATTGGTAAAAGAACTTTACGAGAAAAATGTAAATCGTAAGTTGGACGAAACTCTCAACAATATCGCGTCAGATGTTGCCAATAAAGTATCGTCAATTGATAAAAATTTAAATAAAAAATTAGATAGAAAAGCCGATGCATCTTTACTTGAGCAAGTCAATAGAGAGATCGATACTATCAGAGATTCTAATATAGAATTAAACAACACTATCAACAAAGGTGTCCAAAAAGCATTATCTAGAGTTGGTAATATCGATAAGAAAATTATCGAAATAAATGAGAATTTAGAAAAGAAAATCGCTGAAACTGAACAAGAAGTAATCGGTTATTTCGATGATAAAATACAACATATCAAAGAAGAAACTTTGGATATTACCGATGAGACACGTTCATATTTCCAAAATTTATTCCAAGAAAGCAGAGACAATTTACTATCAGAAATTCGACAACTTAAAAATGAAAAGCCTGTTGAATATATAATTGAATCTAAAAATAGTGAA